ACCTTCACCCTGTCGTTTTCGGCAGAGACAAGCGGAGCGTTAAGTTATTCGGCAACGGCAGGGGCAATCTCATCGGCACTAAATGCGCTAACAACGATTTCAGCCGCAGGAGGCGTTTCTGTCTCTGGCGATGCAATCGGCCATGCAACCATCCAATTCAATTCAAACGGCGCGAGATCGGCTATTACGGCGAATACAGCATTGCTCCTGCCAGATACAACAGCAAGCGTGACTATCCGCAGAAGCGGATCAGCCACTCAACCAGAGATTCAAGACCTCGACTTTTCGGTAAATCCTTATGTCTTGCAGGCGACTTGGAGCGATACAGGCACAGCGTTGACCGCATCGATCGCAACCACGATCACAGGATCATCGTCTGTAAATAACACGCAAACGATATCGTTGTCGCGGCCGGCATTTGGCGGGGCGTTTACGCTTACAATGCCGACAACCTTCAGCTCGGTTAATAGTGTGGTAACGAATGGGCTTTTCATAACAACGAGCAACCACGGGCTGGCAACAAGCCAACAGGTGACGCTCACCGGATTCTCCGCTATGACGGGGTTTGTTCAGGACGGCACGCCATACTTTGTAAAATCGCTTCCCTCTCGCCAACAATTCACGCTGGCCGTAACCGCTGGCGGCACGACATTAACAGGCAGCGCGACAACTGGGGCATCGAGCGGAGCAACAACGATCCTCCAATCAACTGACCCGCTCAGTTACATAACGACCTCTGCTGAACTTCAAACGGCATTGCAGAATTTGAGTTCTATCGGTGCAAACAATGCGACCGTTATTGGAAACAATACCAGCGGGTTTGCGATTACTTTTGTGAACGAGAAGGGTTTCACAAGCTTTCCGACAATGGGGCTTGTGAGCACGCTTTCCGCTGCGCCTCAGAAATTTGCCACCGTTGATTTCACAGGCTTGAATTTGCGAGACGCGATGGGGGCATCAAGCTCGCCATTTACATTATCGATCCAGCTAAATGCTGTTAGTCAAACAACGACCGTAATCCAGCAAGATTGCTTTGTTGTGGAGAAACTACAACGATAGAAAACCAACCCATGAATATCCTATTCCAAAAATTAAAAGAACCTTCAACCTATCGCGGTCTTGCCATCCTTGCTGGCGTTGCTGGCATTAGTTTAGACCCGTCTGCTTGGCAGACCATCGGAACCTTGATCGCTTCAATTGTGGGGCTGATTGAAATATTTCGTAAAGAAAAATGAAGCAAGCAAAAGACATTGCTTTTGGCATGGTGGTTATTGCCTTTTTTGTAATCCTCATTTCATTGATCACGGGGTGTTCATCATTCGGGACACCGGAATTTTGCGTCAAGACTGATTACGGTTCCTTTTGCTATACGCTGCCAGAAATGCCAGCGTTGAAGGACAAATGATTCTTGACGATCGATCTGAGCGAAACCTTGCAACGCTGCATCCAGCCTTACAGCAGAGGGCAGCGTCATTTATTAGTGCCGCGAAAATGATGGCGCAGCCGCGCAACCTGGATGTTCGCATCATCAGCGGAACCCGTTCCTATTTTGAGCAGGATGCGATCTATGCAAAGGGCAGGACAACGTCCGGCAGCATCGTTACCAATGCACGGGCAGGATTCTCTAATCACAATTTCGGGATTGCTTTTGATATTGGAGTCTTCCAAGGCAAGGCATACTTGGGCGAGCACTCGTTATACGACGAGCTTGGTCCGCTGGGGGAAAGCTTGGGTTTCGAGTGGGGCGGACGCTGGAAGAAGATCGTTGATAAACCTCATTATCAATTCCGGCCAAGGTGGGCGGCCAGCATGAACCAGTCGCAAATGCTTGCCGGATTACGTCGAAGAGCAGCGGGGAATCTCGACATTCTTTCCTAAATCTGGAGTCGCAAAAGCGTCCAAGGGAAAAATATTTCTGCGCTCAGACGCCCTATTTATGGGGGTTCAAGGCGTGTAAAGCTTTTTTTTAGGGGTATCTCAAAAAAAAATAAAAAAAAGCTTTCCATTGAAAAAAAATGGAGGAGGATTAACTACATCAAAGGCGCAACGCCGATGAGAGAAAACAGAAATAGAAAACCTAAAGATATGAATTGTTCGACTACTCAATACCTCGCCAGTCACGGCAAAAAACCTCGCGGAAATGGCAAGTGGGCATTTGGAAACCTTGATGAGATCATGTTCATCAGCGGAACTTACTCCAAGGCTAAAAAAGAAGCAGCAGCCCACTTCAAGGGATGGTTTCAAGTTCTTCCCTAATAAGAGAAATGAAAACGATACTACCGACCGTCCATATGAACGGAACGAGCCACGGAGACCTTTGGGCAGGCTACGAGGCGGCATATAAAGCTGTGCAAGCCACGAAGGAAGCATTTAAGAAAATTGAGTTCAATGCTCGCGACTACCATGTGCAAGAGGGCGATACTTTTCCAACGGCGAGGAATCAACGCCAAGAAATATGGTATGCACTTAGAAAAGTTGAGACGTATTTATTCCAGCACCTAATTTCCCTCCAAGAACAAAAAAGATAATATGAATCCAACCGACTGCCAAATGATTTCTTGGTTCTTTGAGGGAATCTTCAAAGTGGGAATGCCGCTAATCTTAACAATCGCCGCCGTTTACATTTACAGAAAATGAGTGCCATCGAAAAAACCTCAGCGACCTGCCTGCCTCCGGAAGTTTACATCCGACTTTGGAAGGCAAGCGCAAAGAGAAACGCAGAACCAAAATTCAAATCAACCTATACCCCGCTAAAAAATGAACACACAAATAGAAAGTGAGCTTCTGTTCACACGGGAGGTTTTGTGCGCCATGGTTCATCGGGCAATCTTAGATGCCCAACTTATACCTGATAAATATATGCGGCAGCACACTAAAAACATGAACGAGAAATTTCAGCAGGACGCAATCCATTTCATCCAGAGTGAGGGATTCAAGGATATTTGTGAAGCACTCGCTTTGCCTACTGGAAAACTTCGGAGGCTGGCATTCATATGATTTTAGCGATTGATTCCGGAACAACTAAATCAGCCTTCGTCCAATACGATGAAAGGAAGAATCTGATTATCGATCACGGAATCTTGCCAAATCCAGAGATGCGGCAAATCCTGATCGGGAGGGAGTATGATTTGGTTTCTTTGGAAATGATTGCATCATACGGAATGCCCGTTGGCGCATCTACTTTTGAGACTTGTCTTTGGATTGGCAGATTCATTGAGGTTGCAAGAACGGAGACAAGGTTGGTTTACAGGAAGGATATAAAGATGTATCTGTGCGGGTCAATGCGAGCAAAGGACGGGAACGTGCGCCAGGCATTGATTGATCTTCTCGGGACGCAGGGAACAAAGAAGGACAAGGGTCCGACCTATGGAATTTCCTCACACACGTGGGCGGCACTTGCAGTTGCCGTATATACTGCAAACAACCAATAGAAAATAAAATGAAAATAGTAACAGGAAAACAAAAACGGGCGCAACGTGTTGTGCTTTATGGCGTGGAGAGCGTAGGCAAATCCACATTCGCGGCAAACTTCCCGAAACCTTTGTTTCTGGATATTGAAGGGGGAACGGCTCACCTTAATGTTGATCGGGCTGAAATCAATTCAGCGGATGAACTGATTGCGGCATTGGCTGAATCCAAGAAGTTGAACTATCAAACAATTGTCATTGATTCGATTGACTGGACTGAACGTCTTGTAGTTGAGGGATTGCTTGCACAGCATAAGAAAGCATCCATTGAAGATTGGGGGTATGGTAAAGGTTGGGTTATGGTTGCCGAGAAAATGTCTCGTTTGCTCACGGCATTTGATGACCTGATCGGCCTCAACATCAATGTTGTTCTAATCGCTCATAGCAAAGTTCAGCGTGTTGAGCCGCCTGATCTTATGTCCGCATATGATCGGTATGAACTCAAAATGTCTAAACAGGCATCGCCATTGATTAAAGAATGGGCTGATGAACTTTGGTTCTTAAAGTTCAAAATGAAGGTTATGCAGTCCGAGGGCGGCAAAAGCAAAGGGATGGGGGGTAAGGAGAGGGTCATGCTTACAACCCATTCTGCGGCATACGATGCGAAGACACGAAGCGGACTTGCCGAGGAATTGCCTCTTGAGTGGAAAAGCGTTTCGCACCTGTTTGAAGTGGCGAAGAAAGAGGTTATTGTTAAACAAGAGCAACCTGTTGAAGATTGGGATCAAATTCTTACCGCAAACGAACAATTGATTAATGCTTTTCTTATTGCGAGGAACGTAATTATCGAAGGATCGACTTGGCGTGATTGCTCGCCGGATTACCTCAAGCGAATACACGACAATGTTGATAAATTCATCGCTACAGCACAAGAATGGGGGAATAACTGATGAAAGAGATCAGTCCATCAATTCTCCCAAAACTCGCATCATGTCCCTTGTTTGAAGGAGCAGGAGGGGCAAGCGTAGCAGCGTCCAGAGGAACAAATATTGATATTGTCACGCGAGAATTAGTGCAAGGCATTCAACCTTCAATTCAATTGAGCGCAGAGGATGCCTTTGTTGCCACTTGGGGAGAAACCAAGCTGAAAGAGCTTGCCAAGGGCGAATACATCGAGACACGCGAGGAGTATCTTGGAATGGCAGTTCCACATCTTGGTAAGATGGGAACATCCGATGGTTTGTGTCGCAGCCTGAGTTGGGTTGCAGACATCAAAACGGGGCAGGTAAGGAATTACCGAGAACAATTAGCGGCATATTGCCTCGCCTGTATGAACGATGAGTTCAAAACATCCTACACAGCCCATGTGATCTATGTTGATCAAGAATGCGTCAGGTCATACGACTTCACTTATGAAGAGGCGGAGCGGATCGTTCTGAATGTCTTGGAGAAGGCTACCAGCAAATACGCAGAGCCGACCCCGTGCGAATATTGTTCGTGGTGCAAGCATTATACGACTTGTAACAAGATCGTTACGCAAGCGGAGTCTGCTATTGCCTTGATCCCTGCGGAAGGAGGGCGATCCTTGACGCAAATCAAGGATTTGATCCTCTCAAACAACGACTCAATGGGTGACTTTGTTCGCAACTGGAAGCTGGCAGAGAAAGAGATTGCTGAACCTGTGATTGATGAAATGAAAGCACGCCTCAAATCAGGGGCGGAGATTGCCGGCTGGAAACTGACAACCGGAAGCGGTAGGAAGTTTGTCGAGACGCCAGCGATTGCCGACGCTTCAAGGAATACGTCAATTAAAACAATCATCCTTGCTATGGGCGGGAAGATGAGCGACAAAAAATACTTTGAACTCTGCGCAACCAACGGTGTTCAGCCAGAGTTTGAAGCAATCAAATCAGGTTCAGAAATTGAAACCTTGCGCCAAGTAAAAAGTAAATAATTTCCTCGCCCTCGGAAAGGACTGGGGGCAGGGGCAAAAGGGGGCTGCGCATCCTAAAAAACGCAGACCAAACAAAAACAGAAACTAAAATAGAAATAAAATAAAATGCCTACATACAAAGCAAACGAACCCAAAAAAGCAGCAATCTACTTCGTCGATCCAGGTGTCTACGAGGTTGAAATCAGGAAAGCGATTGAGAAGGTATCTACACG